CTTACTATCTCATGGGCATTCGCCAAGGTCGCGAGATGCTGAGACGCTGTGGTCCTGAGATGGCGCATGCGGAACTTGAGAACCTCAATGCCACGATCCGCATGTTTGGCGGATCTCACCCTGTCGGTCAGCTGCTGCGCGGCGAGCGTGACTTCTGGCGCAACCAAATCAAAATCGGAGCCTAAGCCAATGACCGAAGCAACCATCTCTAAAGCTGGTTTTTCCGTGCCAGCCCTAACGCCGCGCACAGCACGTCTAATGTGGGATTTGTCGCGCAAGGGTCCAATCAGGCAATGCGAGAATGTTAAGACCGTCTCAGCTTGGCGTGCGATCCGGCATCAATATGCGTCGCGCAGCACAAACGCGTTAACCATCGCAGCTCGCGCAGCTCGCGAGCAAGGCATGGTTTATGTGCTGCACGCTGACGACAAGGTATCTCGCGTCATGATCGATTGGAAAGGCAAGGTCAGAGTTTCGTCAGCCTATCCCGCCTAACAGCCCATCACATAGCGGACGACCCGCCCATCCCAGGATCCGGCAACGGTGGCCTGGGATAAGGCGTGCAAACACAAACCCAAACGGAGCCAAACACATGACAAGCCAATTCAACGTTAACGCTACTTTGTTCGCCCGTGTCGCGAATGCAGCTTCATCAGAAGAAGCGCGCTTCTACCTTCACGGCGTCTCAATCGAGCCGGCACCGCACGGACTACCCGGCGTCACGCTAACAGCGACAGACGGTAGCCAGCTGGTAAGCGCCTATGACGCGCAGGGTAGCGTCAGCGAGCCTGTTATCGTTAAAGCGCCGGCACATGTTCTGAAAGCATGCAAAGCCTGGCGTAATGGCGTCGAACCGAATTTGATTGGCGATGCTGGTACGATTGTTGTCATTGATGACAAAGGCGTCGAACAAATCGCACGCGGCACCACGATTGACGGCACATTCCCAAATTGGCACCGCGTCATTCCCCAGGATATCGGTGCCGGCACAAACGCGGTGTTTAGTCAGGTTGTCATGGCGACGCTTGCCAAGGCGCTTATCCAAGGCAAACAAACGGGCATGGAAGCACGCGGCCTAATCGTGCGCGGCATGGATGCTACGTCACCGCATCTGGTATGGGGCGACGATGACCGTATGATTGGCGTGGCAATGCCCGTGCGCACGCCTGATATGGACGAACGCGCTACCTTGCCAACATGGGCGCTTGTCGCGTTACCAGGCAAGCTAGTTGGCGAAGCCGCCTAACCATAACAGCCGGCGGTGCAATGCCGCCGGTCATTGCCGCATAATTCCCCTTGCATCCTTCGCAATCATCCCATCATATAACCCATCGCAAACAGGAACCTTAGCCATGAACATCAATCAATCCATCGAGACTCACTACGTCGGCCCGACTAACTATCGCGGCTCGCGTATCATCGCCAAAACACCCGGTGCTCGCAGGATCACCCAAAATTGGAATTATGAGATCAACGAAGACGCGAACCACTACGCCGCAGCTGAAGCCCTACGCGCCAAGTTAGGTTGGCCTAGCATCAAAGCCGGCGGCTCTACCGCTAAGGGTTATGCGTTCGTCACTAGCATCTTGGGAGCCTAAGCCAATGACCCACAAATACAACGGATGGTCCAATCGCGAGACGTGGCTAGTCAACGTTTGGTTCGCAGATGACATTCATGAACCTACGACAGCCGAAGCCCTCGAACTGATGGTGACGGACGAGATCAAAGAAGCCTTGGAAGCAACAGGCGCAATGGCCGGCTTCCTGCGCGACATGATGAACACGCAAGCCATCAATTGGGATGAGCTGGCCGAACACATCGAAGACCCTGAAAGGTATGCAGAATGATCCGTCAAGCCATCCCGCTCGCGCTCGCAATCTACCTCGCGATCATCGCCGCCGGCGCAATCCTCAACCACGTTTGGAGTTGACATGAGGAGCATCACGTCATGACCGACGAAGAACTTCGAGCCGCTCGGCTCATAGAAGCCAAGCGCCGCTGGATTGAGAGTGAGACGCCCCGCCGCGAAGTCGCGCACTTAGCCGACCTGTACGAGGCCAACTGGCACCCTCCCGAGCCGGTAGACCCTGATTTGGTGACGGCGCGGGAGTGGCACGCCTCCTGCTCGCCAAACACCCCGGAGTGGCAAGCATCTGTGCTGTCAGGCCGACTAGACAAGTCCACCGCTATTCAGTCCTACCTCGCAGGCATCAAGCACGGCAAGGCTGACAGCCTGCTACGCAAATTCTCATGGGAGGAAAACCAATGACCGCCGAAATCTACGACCTAGCTAAGAACCTAATTGTCCAAGCCCAGGCACCCGCCGGCACCTACGGATTCGACGCGCCAATAGAACGCCATGTCGTTGACATTACCGCTTGCCTGGACGGGTACCGCGTTTGGATTAGCGGTAAGCCCTACAAAGACTTCGTAAGCCTCTCCAACGCCTCCAGGTGCGCCTCCGCACTCACGATCCTGGATGAACTAGGGGCGCTGCCCAAGGAGGCGATCTAATGGACGACGACCTATTAGCCGCTGAACACCGGCAAGAGGATGCCAAAGCCGATCTGGAAGAATTGATCCAGAATCGTAAATACGAAATCGAAGACGCCGCCGCTGCAATAATGGACGATTACGAAGGCCAGATCGCAGCGGCTAGGGCCGAACTAAACACGGCGCAACGGCGTTTAAACGATGTTCGCCGCGCCATTGCGAAGGAGGCGACCTAATGATCCGCACCGCGTTTGAAATCTGGCCGGCCAAAGGGTCGGCACCACTAATCAGCTTTGAGACTGAAGCGGACGCTATCGCATTTGCCGAAAACCGTTCTCACGTCGTCCCTGGGCTTATCGTTATGCGAACCCAAACAGAAACCAATCGCCGCGAGGTATGGCGTCACATAGAGAAAGCCGCCGCATGACTGACTTACCTTTATTTGACCGCATAAAATCCGCGCAAGCCCGCGACGAAGGCACCGAGCGCGTAATGTTTAACCAATCGCTTGACTGGCGCGAAAGCTACCGCACCGCCGCCATAATGTTCATGGAGTCGTTATCGCCGGGTGACGAGTTTATCGGCGAAGACCTACGCATTTTCGCCATTAAGACCGGCATTGCTGCACCGCACCATCAAAACGCTTGGGGCGCAATGGCAAGAACCACTCTGTCCGAATGGGCTAAATCCGCCCGCATTAAAATTGTTGGCGTTCGTAACGCGAGATCTGTTTCCGCCCATGCCCGCCTTTCTCCAATTTATCGAGTCTCAATATGACAATGGCAGACATTGCCCGCGATTTTGAGGTGAAACGGAACATAGACATAGAAATCATCAAAAGCCGCGAACGCCTGCACAAGATCGCTGTGCTGCGACAAGAGCTGATGTGGACCTTGCGCCAGGTCAAAATAAACGGACGGCCTCGCTACAGCTATCCGCAGATCGCTAAGTTTTTGCGTCGCGATCACACGACGATCATTCACGGTGTCAGAGCGCATGAACAAAGGATTGCCAGATGATCAGGCCGATCCCGTTTGCCACCAGATGCCGCTGCGGAATCTACCTGTTCAAAGGCCAGACCGCTGAATGGTACAATCCAAAATCCCCCTTCCACTGTGTAGGATGCCGTCCCCGTGAAAGATAAGATCGTAAAAGTCCCTGGCGTTGTCGGTTGGGGTACGCTCACCGCAGACGAACGCAAGAAACAGGCTTCGCGCATGGGCAAAGTCGGCGGCAAGGTTGGTGGTCCGCAAAAGAGCCGAGGCGACCGCGTATTTTACCAGGCGATCAGCCGGTTGGGCGCAGTTACACGGCAGCGAAACAAAAGGCTCCGCGAGCTAGGTCTTGATCCAAAGGCCATTGCCCAGGGGCCGGATGATCCGCCCAATTTCTAGCTGACTGCGAGCGTAAGCTAACCCTTTACGCACAGCCGGGCGCGATGTGGACAAGCTGGCAGCGGCATCAAGCATTGCGTCCTCGGTCACCGGCTTGCCGGCATGAACCATAGACATGATGATCCCGGCATATTTTGACTTCGCCATATTGGCCGCGATCTCATCCGCAGCCTCAACATAATCCGCGACCAAGCTGGACACTTCGTCCCCGTCCTCGTCGCGACCCATGACCAGGCGCTTCATTTCGAAATAGTGGTCATCCAGCTTCTCGCCGTCCTTCATCTTATGCACTCCTAGCCGCGCCTCCATACGGCCTCCCTCAGGCCGATAAGCGCCCAGCAGGTAGTCCAGGTTAGATGTGAGCGCGGATGACCCTCTAGGACGCTCTGCGGCACTGTGGCCGGTATGGTGGACCACTAGGACGCTGCACTTGAACGTGGCGCGGATCTCGGAGTTGATCAGTCGCAGGTAAGCCGCCACGTCCGAAGCCGAGTTCTCATCGCCGTTGTAGGTCTGCGACAGCGTATCAACTACCACCAGACAGGGTTCTATTGGTAAGGCAGTTATGGCAGCTCGCAGGCTGGCGACTTCGCCAGGGTCCGACATCAAGAGCGGCACCCGGCAATATTGGAATGCGTCAGGCACCTCGGCCATGCCGTTATGTTCATGCCAAGCGGTCACACGCTTAGCCAAACCAGAGCCACCCTCAGCGGCCATGTAGACCACCGGGCCACCCTTGGTTCGCTTGCCAGCCCAGTCCATGCCGTGAACCAGGTGCAGGCACAGATCCAGCGCCACGAAGGATTTGAACGCTCCCGACGGGCCAAACAGCATTCCCATACTGTCTGCCGGCACAAGGCCCTTCACCAGCCAGGTGGCATTCTTGGCTGACTCAACAACCTGGGCATGGGTTTCTAACAGGCTGTGGGCTTCACGAGGCGGGGGAGGCGCGAATTTGTCGGCACCGCCAACCATACGGGCCAGCTCGGATCCGTAACGCTGATGCCAGCGTTCGACTTCATGCGGGTCTTCCGGTTTGATTGCCAGCATGACGGATCGAACCATGTTAACCACCGCGCCAGCTTCCATCCCGGCACCGCGCATGGTCGCTGTGATCTTCAGCAGTGGGTCGTGGTAGCTGCGATCTGCTGGCTCTGGGTCCAACAGGGCTTTCCACTGGCTCACCATGTCAACGGCAGGTCGCCCACTGTCGAGCGCAATAGTCCCCCCCTTTAGGGGGGGCTTGCCGATGGGTCGCAATTCCGAGAGATCGATCCCGAACATGGCCGCTGCATCGTCCAGGCTGTAGACGCTTTGCAGATCGCAGGAATGCACCCGAACCAAAAACGTGTTGGCCTTCTTCTTGGTGTTAGATCCGGCTGGCAGGCGACCATAGCGGACTATGTTATTGCCGCTGGCATCCGCCTTCATGAGCTTGGCCGCGACCATCTTTTGCAACACCGCGTCAACCAGGTCGCGGTTGTGTGTGTCGGGATCTTCGGGATCTAGCAGCACGCCGATCTGGTGGTTGCCGCTGGATGTCTCGATGACGTAGCTGGGCGAACCCATTAGCTCGTTAGGGTCCGCATCGTCAGCTAACAGGACGGCTAGGCGCTCAAACTGGTCTTTGGTGCGCCTGGGCTTGTCGCCGCGCATCAATGCCACGCAAAAGAAATTGTTATCGTTGCCGCGTGCGTCGATCAGGGTCCGCTGCGCAGGCGATCCGCGCCATGCCGAGCCAGCCCATGCAGAGCCGTCTACCTCACCGGGATCGGCGCGGAAGCTAGTGGACCAGCCATAGGTTCCCGCTGTCTCACCGTAGATGGCGGACAGAAACTCGCTGTTTTTCATGGCTACAGGCCAGCGAGATCATGCAGGCTAATATCTATATTTCTGTGGCTTGCCCAGAGGAGCAATTCAGGCCAGTATTTTTGCGGGATGTTGCCCCCGGTGGTGCCGGGACCAGACAAGATCCAACGGCTGACCGTGCTGGCATTCACCTGTATGATACGAGCCGTCGCAGCGACGCCACCGAGGCGCTTGACGACGCTATAGGCTGGCTCTTGCCGCCCCTTGATGTGACCCATGATGTTCTCCTGCGACGAGCATAAGCCCAAGCCGGATTGTTTGTCACTGAGAAAAAAACAGTTTGCAAAACCAGAACGACAAGGATTAGCTAGGGCTATTCGAAACCGGAGCCAAAACGTGAGCAACACAGAAACCCAACTAATCGCCCTAGCCGAAGCCTGGACGCAAGCCAAGGAAACCGAGCGCAAAGCCAACGCAGCCCGCATCAAAATTGAGGAAGACATCATAGCCATAACCGGAGCCAAGGAAGACGGTCGCGAGACGCACAACCTGCCAGACGGTCTGAAAATTATCGTGGTCGGCAAGCTGACCTACAAGGGCGATTTGGTAGAGATTGCGGATCAAACCGCTGATTGGCCTGACCAATACAAGATAGTCCGAACCAAGCTTGAACTGGACGAACCGAAGATCCGCAAAATCCGAGACGTGAACCCGAGCCTATGGAAACGGATCGCTGAATACATAGACACCAAGCCAGCCAAAACCGGCATTTTGATTGAACGGAACCCGAAATGAGCTTTGACCTAAAATCCATTAGCAAGAACGAGAGCATCAGCGCCCCTAGATTGGTCGTCTATGGCGTCGAGGGTATCGGTAAATCCACCTTCGCCGCCGGAGCGCCTAACCCGATCTTTATCCTAACCGAAGACGGGCTAGGCTCTCTGAGCGTGGCACATTTCCCCATAGCCAAGACATTCGCGAACGTGATGTCAGCTATCGCAACGCTGCATGATGAGGACCACGACTTTTATACCGTCGTGATCGACAGCCTGGATTGGTTGGAGAACATCATCTGGCGTGAGGTCGAGGCGGCACATGACGCCAAGGATCTAGCCTATGGCAAGGGTGCCATCATCGCAGCGGATCGCTGGCGGCAGGTTCTTGAAGGGCTGGACGCGCTACGACTGCATCGCAAGATGGTCGTGATCTTGCTCGCGCACACTACGATCAAGCGGTTTGATAGCCCGGAGGTTGAACCCTACGACCGCTATCAGCCGAAGCTACAGGAGCGGTCCAGCGCGGTGATCCGTGAGTGGGCAGATGCGCTGCTGTTCGCCAACTACAAGGTCATGGTGAAGAAAGACGACGTGGGCTTCAACAAGACCACGAACCGGGGCTTTACCACCGGAGAACGCCTGCTGTTCACCAACGAACGGCCTGCGTACATGGCGAAGAATCGCTATGCGTTGCCTGACTCGATCCCGCTTTCCTGGGATGCCTTTGAATCTTCAATCGGAGCCTGAAATGCCTGAGATTAACTTTGACCTTAGCGGCTATGAGATGTCCGCGCCCACGTCCTTCGATCCTATGCCTCCCGGTGACTACGTTGCTATCGTCACCAACAGCGAGCTGAAGGACACCAAAGCGGGCGATGGGCAGTACATCGAACTGACCATGCAGATCGTGGACGGTGACCATAGCGGTCGCCGGCACTGGGAACGCCTCAACATCATCAACAAGTCCGACAAGACCCAGGAGATCGCACGCGGTCACCTGAACGCGCTGCTCAAGGCTTGCGGTGTGCCTAACGCCAGAAACACAGAGGACACCCACGACGTGCCGTTTACGCTGTCGTTGGACCTGGACCGTAAGGAGCCAACCCGTAACCGCATCGTGGGTTATTCCCCAGCGGGATCGGCCAAAGCTCCCAAGGCATTGCGGGTGGACACTTTGGATTCCCTGGCCTCTGCCGCTTTTCCCAAGCGGGAGCTGCTAGCGCCTAAGATCGGCGTTCCCGAAAAGCGCGCCTGGGAGAGGTAGATATGCCTGTGGTGCCTGATCCTGAGAAGACTACGGCCAATGCCATCTATGCGTGGCACGCCGAGCGGAAGGACGATTTCCGCGAGCATCTTGGTGCGTCTCTGATCGGGCACCATTGCGACCGATACCTGTGGCTGACGTTCAGGTGGGCGTTCAAGCCTGAGTTTCCTGGTCGGCTGCTGCGTTTATTTGAGACGGGTAAACTTGAGGAGGACCGGATTATCAACGAGCTGCGCGCTATCGGCGTGGACCTACATACTGAAGAAGACGGCAATCAGATTCAGTGCCGCGATGCTTTCGGGCATTTCGGGGGTTCAGTCGATGGCGTGGGTCGTGGTTTTCCCGAGGCTCCGAAGACCTGGGCTGTGTTTGAAGCCAAAACTATGAACGATAAGGCTTTCAGCGGGCTAATAGCCAAGGGCCTGAAGGCAGAGAAGCCCGAGCATTACGCCCAAGTGCAAACCTATATGGGCTTGTTGAACCTAGAGCGTGCCATGTACGTCGCCGTAAACAAGAACAGCGACACGATCCACAGCGAATGGGTTCACTACGACGCAAGCGCGTTCAACCGCTCCATAGACCGCGCCGGCCGGGTGGTGACATCTACCTTGCCGCTAACCAAGGCGAGCGAAGATCCGAGCAACTGGCTCTGCAAGATGTGCGACGGCTACGACCTTTGCCACAAGGATAAGGTTGCCGAGGTCAACTGCCGAACCTGTTGCCATTCTACGGCGCAGGAAGGGGGCACCTGGCACTGTGGCCTGCATAGCAAGCTACTCACCTACCAGGACCAGCTAAACGGCTGTGACGGGCATCTAATGATCCCGCCGCTGGTGCCTAATGCCGAGGCTGTTGACGGTGGCGTGAACCATATTGAATATAAGGACAAGACGACGGGCGAGACGTTTACGCAGGGCATTGGCTATGTGCCGAGCTTGGCGTTGGCAACTCGACAGTCCAAGGCTGCGGGCCGGCGCAAAGTACCCGGCATCCCGTTTGACGATGAAATCCCATTTTGAGCATTGAAAATGGCAAACGCAGAAGAATTTTACAACGAACTAATAGTTGAGCGTCATCTTCAAAAAGAAATATTAGACAGAGAATCTTCAATAGGAAATTTAAGTTTAAAGCTAAAAAATAGTAACAAAGAACTAACTATTCAGAGAGCTCATCTTCGCGCTAAAGATAAAATTATTGAGGAATTAAAAGATGAACTTCGTGTATTGCAAAATTTCTTAAGCGAAGTGTCGTTAATGAGAAAATAACCTTTTTTGAGAGGACTGACGATGTGGATTTTTAAAGATGTGAAGATGCTGGAGCGCGAACTTGCCGAGCATCGATCTGTGGCTGAGTCTCGCAAAGTCTGGATCAGCATCCTTGAACAGCAAATCCTACAACTAAAAGCCAAAACCTCTAAGCGCGATCCAAAAACGGGACGATATGTCATTCATAATCGGTAGTTGTGAGAAATGGTTTCCAGGCTTTATCCGCCGGGAGTACACCCGTAATTTGCAGGACGGGTATGGCGACTATTACGCCTGCTTCATCCACGGCTTGCGGGTGATCCAAGGCCGAAGCCTGTATTTGCAATGCGTGATGTCGGATGACGTTGTGGCCGGCGCTGGGTTCCTAGCACCCATTGAGGCGTTCTGTTGGAAGATCCCCGAGGCACCCAGGACCAAGGGTGTCCCGGTAGACATGACGTATATCCAGCCGTGGGACAGTTTCTCAAGTACCTTTGGTGTTCACGAGTTTGATTTTCACCGCCGCATGAAGGCGTTGATTCTGCCTGACCGCGCCCCAGCTCGTTACAGGTTCAGCATCGACTTTGAGGGTTCTGCGCTGTCTGAGTATGGCGAGCAGCATAAACACCTACACGTCATGGAAATGGAAAACGGCCAGATCGGTGCGTTCCCAAATAACCGCATAATCTGGTGCGACCCAGCGTTCTGGGAGCCAATGACCGAGCGCCCTGACTTCATTGCCCTAGCGGGCGAATACATGGCTGAGTGAGGCATATGAGTAATCCCTACCTCATTGAAGGTCCGGCCCTAATCAGTTTCAGCGGCGGGCGCACGTCAGCCTACATGCTCTTCAAGATCTTAGAAGCCCACGGCGGCACGTTGCCGTCAGGCGTTATGGTTTTGTTTGCCAACACCGGCAAAGAGCGCCCAGAAACGTTGGATTTTGTTGCCGAGTGCGCTTTGCGTTGGGATGTTCCAGTTCATTGGATCGAATGGCAATCTGAACAACCGCGTTGGCGCGAGGTAGGGTGGATTGACGCCGCCCGCAATGGCGAGCCGTTTCTGGATTTAATTTCCAGCAAACAATACCTTCCAAACGGGTTTGCCCGTTTTTGCACTACCGATCTTAAACTGATGGCGATCCGCAATTTCTTACAAGCATATGGGTTTACGAATTGGAAAAACGTCATTGGACTTCGGCATGACGAAGGGGCGAGATGTTTAAAGGCTTATGCACGGAACGAAAACGGAAACGACCCGTGGACGACCGTTATCCCTATGGATAAAGCGAAGGCTACGGTTAAGGACGTAACCGATTTCTGGGCCGCTCAACCGTTTGATCTTGGCCTTAAACATTATGAGGGCAACTGCGACCTATGTTTTCTTAAACGCAGAGAAAAGCTGCGGGTTATTATCCGCGAGAATCCTGGCATTGAGGATTGGTGGATAGACGCCGAGGCCCGTATCGGCAGGACGTTTAATGACGGTTATAGTTACGCCGATCTTGCACGCGAAGTCCGCGAACAACCTCACCTTTTTGATGAGCCAATTGATGACGGCGATTATGACGCCGAGTGCGGCTTGTTATGTTCTGGAGAAACACAATGACCGGACGCATGGCACGCAACAAAGGCGCACGCGGTGAGAACGAGTTGGCCGCGATGCTGACCGATCACCTGGGCTTCATCGTAAAGCGGAAATTAGGCCAGGCGCGGGATGGCGCGGACGACATTGAGATCGGCAAATACCGCATTGAGGTCAAGCGCCGTGAGACGCTGGCGATTATGCAATGGGTACGCCAGATTGAAGCCTGCACGCCAGCGGATCAGGTGCCCGTTGTAGCCTTCAGACAGAACGGCCAGGAGTGGCGCGTTATCATCCGTATGAAGGATTTCTTGCCGCTGTTGAGCGAAGACCTTGCAGGCTAACGCATACCGTTACGCAACGTCGCAGCCAAGATAGCCGTAATAGCCATCTGAGAAGCCTGGATTACCGTAGCATCGCCCGTCAGGTAACTCGCGCCGGCACCGATAACGGTGAGGCCAGCCGCAACGTAGGTCTTTTTACCGCGTAGGATACCAAACATAGCGTTCTCCTATTGAGGAATCGGGCCACCAACCGGATAGGTCGCGCCCACAGGGGCTTGAGTCACAACAGTCGTACCGTCAGGCACTGGCTTCCCAGCAACACTTTCATGCACAGGGCCATAGCATTTAGCAAGGCGCACACCGTTTACACGCTTAGGCTCTAGGGTGCAGGCAAAGCTAAACATGTTGCTCAGGCCGTTGCCAGGACTCGTAACGAACGTGCGGATGGTGCTTGGATCATTACGCGACCAATCAGGAGCCTGCGGGAACTTATCGCGGTATTGGAACAGCGACCAAACTTGACCGGGACCGGGTTGATCGCAGGAGCCTTTCATGTTGCCGCCGGCCACGTCAGCAATGGCTGGGCCATGCAACACCGGGCAAACTGCAACCGCCTCAGCAAACTGAGCCGTGCCGCCACCCTCGACGTTCACGGTGATTTTCTTGCCCGTCAGCGTGGCTGGCGACGCAGCGCACAGCGCAAACTCTTGATGGCAGATTTTGTAATTACGGGCGTGAGCCGGGGCCGGAGCCGACACGCAGACCGCTAGAGCGGCGAGGATAGCGATACGGTTCATGTCGTTTCCTATTTCAGGTTTACGA